AGCAGCTCAGGTTGTGCGTGCGGGTGTTGCAGCGTTCGCCCTGGTGGCGACCCGGACCCTTGGAGGTCACGATGACGCGAAAGGCTCCAGCGAAGCTCGGCGCGAAGGCTCGTCGGCTGTGGTCGGAGGTGGCGGGATCCTACGAGCTTCGCGGTGATGAGTTCGTGGTGCTGGAGGACGCGTGCCGGGAGGTCGATCTGATCGATCGCCTCGAGTCCGAGCTGGCGTTGGGGTCTCTAATGGTGACCGGCAGTCAGGGCCAGCCGGTCGTGAATCCGATCGTGGCGGAGATCCGGCAGCATCGCGGGACGTTGTCCCGGCTGTTGTTGTCGTTGAAGTTGACCGACAGTCCGTCGGAGGGGGAGCGTTCAGCGTCGGCGCGGGCGACGGCTGAAGCTCGTTGGAAGCGTGGCGCGTAGGGCGCGACCTGATGTTCAGGTCGGCGAGGATCACGATGCGGTCATCGCCTGGTATCGGGAGCGGCTGGCTGAGCCGGCTGTGTTTCCGTGGGCTGGCGGTGAGTGGGAACCGGTCCGGCTGGGTCCGTCATGGATGACGGCTGGTGGTCGATGGGTGTTGCCGGACGCGTCGATCGGTTGGGATGTGCTCGGGTTCGCCGGCACCGAGATGCAGCTGCATGGCCGGCCGTGGCGGTACACGTTGGAGCAGGCCCGGTTCGTGTTGTGGTGGTACGCGGTTGATGATGCGGGCCGGTGGCTGTTCGACGACGGCGTGTTGCAGCGGTTGAAGGGATGGGGGAAGGATCCGGTCGCAGCGACGCTGTGTGGGGTGGAGGCGTTCGGGCCGTGCCGGTTCGCTGGTTGGGACGGAGACCACCCGGTGGCGACCGACAGGCCGTCGGCGTGGGTGCAGTCGGCTGCGACATCGTTGACGCAGACGAAGAACACGATGCGCCTGTTCCCGTCGTTGTGGACTGCGGAGGCGCGTGATCGGTTCCGGATGCAGATCCTGAAGGAGACAGTCCACGGGCTCGGCGATGATCGGTTGATCGAGGCTGTGACCTCGTCACCAGCGACGTTGGAGGGTGGCCGTCCGACGTTCGTGCAGAAGAACGAGACGCAGCACTGGCTGGCGAACAACTCGGGTCACGACATGGCGGACGTGATCGAGCGGAACGCCACGAAGGCCGAGGACGGGGCGGCTCGTTCGTTGGCGATCACGAATGCGTTTGATCCGGCTGAGGATTCGGTTGCACAGCGTGACCGGGAGGCGTGGGAGCTCGCTCAGGCGGGTGCGACAGTGGTGCCGTCGAGGACGATGTACGACAGCCTGGAGGCGCCACATGATGCGCCGTTGACGGCGGAGGCTGCTCCGGGTGTGGTGGCTGCTGTGCGGGGTGACAGTGTGTGGCTGGACCCCGACCGGATCGTGCGGTCGATCTTGGATCCGAGGAACCCACCGTCGAGGTCCAGACGGTTCTGGTACAACCAGGTGACCGCAGCAGAGGATGCATGGTTGGACCTGGCGGACTTCGATCCGTTGGCCGACGCGTCGGTGGTCGTCTCCGACTCGGAGGACGTCGCACTCTTCTTCGACGGGTCGAAGTCCGACGATGCGACCGGTCTGATGGCCTGCCGCATCTCTGACGGGCATGTGATGACGCTCGGTTTGTGGCAGCGCCCACCGAAGGAGCGCGGCGTCGGGTGGACTGCTCCGAGGGCATCAGTGGACGCTCTCGTGTGCGAGGTGTTCGACCGGTATCGAGTGATCGGGTTTTGGGCGGACCCGTCGCACACGACCGATGACGAGTCAGGCGAGCGGTACTGGGATGGACTGATCGACGAGTGGCACCGCCGCTGGCGTGACCAGCTGCAGGTGTGGGCGCAGCCCGGGAAGCACTCGATCATGTGGGACATGTCGTCACCGGCGCATACGGCCGAGTTCACCGCAGCGGCGGAGCGGTGTGTGTCGGAGATCGAGTCCGCTGCCAAGGCGGTCGGTAATGGGCTCGATCCGTCATTCACGTGGGATGGGGACTCGAGGTTGCGGATCCATGTGCGCAATGCCCGACGGTTCCCGAACCGGTACGGGGTGTCGTTGTGGAAGGGGCACCGCGAGTCACCGAACAAGGTCGACCTGGCGGTGTGCATGGTCGGCGCACGCATGTTGCGTCGCAACGTGTTGAACAGCGCCCCGGTCCGCCCTCGGAGCGGGCGGGTGTGGTGAGGAGTCCGCCATGCCGATGAGTCAATCGCAGGTCGTCGCGCTTGTTCGCGACCAGCTCATGCCGGCGTTCATGGCGGAACGCGACTATCTGGACAAGATCGACCGGTGGTACCGGTGGGATCACGACCAGCCTCACCGCCCTCGCCATTCGACAGCCGAGTATCGGGAGCTGTCACAGCGTGCCCAGACCCCATGGCTCGGGCTCGTGGTTACCTCGGTCGCGCAGGCGCTCTACGTAGACGGCTACTGGACTGGGGATGGCGGGAAGGCCGACCCGTGGCAGTACTGGCAGGCGAACGGGCTGGATGCTCGCCAGATCGGTGTGCATCGGGCAGCCACAGCGTACGGGCTCGCCTACGCGACTGTGCTCCCTGGTGAGGATGACTTCGGATCACCGATGCCTGTGATCCGAGGTGTGTCGCCACGTCGGATGACGGCGCTATACGACGAACCCGCCTACGACCTGTGGCCCCACTTCGCTATGCAGGCCGACCCCGTGAAGATCTCCGGGGCTCCGGGGTGGGCGCTGCGTGTCTACGACAACGAGGCCGTGTATTACATGCGGACCGGTGCCGTCGGGGCGGATGTGGAGTTCATGGAGTGGCGAACCCACGGGGTCGGCGTGTGTCCGGTGGTCCGGTTCGCGAACCTGATGGATCTCGAGGGCCGGTCTTCTGGGGAGGTGGAGCCGTTCATCCCGGTTGCTGCCCGGATCGATCAGACGACGTTCGACAGGCTGGTGGTGCAACGGTTCGCGTCGTGGGTGGTGCGCACGATCTCTGGGATGACCCGCCCCGATGATGCGGCTGCGGCGGAGGCTGAGAAGCTGCGACTCAAGGTGGAGGACATCCTGGTTGCAGACGATCCGGACACCAAGTTCGGGTCGTTGCCTGCGACGCAGCTCGACGGGTTCATTCGGGCGTGGGAGTCCGACGTGCACGCTCTCGCTGCGGTGTCTCAGACCCCGGCCCACGAGATGCTCGGCCAGATGGCGAACCTGTCCGCTGAAGCTCTCGCAGCGGCTCGTGCCGCGCTCACTTCGAAGGTGGAGGAGCGCCGTTACAGCCTCGGCGAGTCGTGGGAACAGACGCTGCGTCTCGCTGCGTGGGTTGCTGGCGATGAGGTCGCCGCCCGTGACGTGTCGGCGCAGGTGCGGTGGCGTGACACGGAGATCCGGTCGCTCGCTCAGGCGGCTGACGCTCTCGGGAAGCTCGCCCAGATGCTCGGGGTGCCCGTCGAGCTGCTGTGGGAGAAGGTGCCGGGGTTCACCCAGCAGGACGTCGAGCGCGCCAAGGTTCTCGTGGAGCAAGGTGGCGGGCTCGAGGCGTTGATGGCGGAGCTTGTCGCAGCGCAGTCGACGCCGGTGGAATGAGATGGCGGCCAGCGCCGCAGCCTCAAAGCTGACCGAGGCTCATCGGCTGGCTCAGGCCCGGCTGGGTGCCGACACGGTGCGAGCCACGTTGGACGCCTGGCGACTGATTGACGCCGCTAGCGTGGATGCGACCTCAGCGCAGTTCCTTCGGCTGGTATCGAAGATCGTCGCCAGCCAACGGCGGGTATCGGCGACGCTCGCCGGTGACTATCTGACGGCGTTCCGTTCGGTGGAACTGGGAGGGGTTGCGGGGTTCCATCTCGCACCATCGGTGCCTGCAGACCCTGTGGCAGTCACGTCGTCACTCACCGCTACGGGCCCAGCGGGGTTCAAGGCACGGCTGCGTCGCGGCCTTCCCGCTCCAACCGCATCCGAGCTTGCCGGCGCTGTCGTCGCCCGGGCAGCGATGCGGATCGTGCTCAACGGCGGTCGGCAACGGATCGTCGACACCGTGGACCAGGACCGTCGGGCTCATGGGTGGGCGAGGGTGACCTCAGGGAAGCCGTGTGCGTTCTGCGCCATGCTCGCCTCCCGCGGCCCTGTGTACACGAGCGCTGCCGGGTTCCCAGCCCACGACTCCTGTGCCTGCACAGCCGAACCCGTCTACCACCGCGACGCGGCGTGGCCGCCGGGTGCAGCCCGGTACGCCGCCATGTGGGACGAAGTGACCGCCGGACTGTCCGGTGATGACGCACGCCGGGCGTTCCGCCGGGCCATCGACGCGGCGAAGTAGTTCTCCGCCACCCCCCGGAGGGTGGCCCAACCCTGCCCCAGGAGGGCGACATGACCACCACCACAGGGGACCCATCCACGAAGGATCCTGCATCCGAACCGGAGCAGGAACCGTTCGACGCCGAGCGCGCCCGGGCGAAGATCGCCAAGGCGAACAGCGAAGCGGCGAACCTTCGGAAGCGGATGAAGGAACTCGAAGCGAAGGCCGAGCGTCTCGACAAACTAGAGGAATCCAGCAAGACCGAAGCGCAACGCCTCGCAGACCAGCAGCGATCCCTGGAGGATCGTGCTGCCAAGGCGGACAGCGAAGCGGCTCGTCTCCGGGTGGCGCTCCGCAAGGGGCTCACCGAAACCCAGGCACGGCGCCTGGTCGGAGCGACCGACGAGGAACTCGAGGCGGATGCCGACGAGCTCCTCGCATCGTTCAAGCCTGCCGACTCCGGTCCCCCCGGACCACCGGGACGTCCGTCGGAACGTCTCACCGGTGGTGGTGACCCGACAACCGAACCGGACCCCGACATCGACACGATCGTGTCGAAGATCAGACGGTTCTAGCCCCCCCACAACTGCCCCCGGTGGCGGTTGACCTCCTGAAAGGACGCCACCATGGCGAACACATTCATCAAGCCATCCGTCATCGCACAGACGATGATCCAGCTCCTGTTCCGAGAGCTCGTGCTCGCGCGAACCGTGTGGACCGACGCCGTCCGCTCGGACGACTTCGTCAACGCGCTCAACGACACCGTCAACCTGCGCGTCCCCGCACGGCGCACGGCGCGCACCCGAACGCTGCGTGCCGGCACTCCGCTCACCGCTGACGTGTCGAACGAGTTCGCGGTGCCTGTCCAGTTGACCACCGACGTGTACAACGGGGCACCGATCACCGACGAAGAGCTGAGCCTCGACATCGTCAACTTCGGTGAGCAGGTCCTCGTCCCGCAGGTGCGAGCCGTGGCCGAAGGCATCGAGGACCTCATCGCCGCAGAGATCACCGGCGCCTCCTACGGCACCGTGTTGGACTTCGACGAGTCCGATCCGTGGGTGACCGCCGTCGCAGCCCGCAAGATCCTCAACGACAACAACGTGCCGAAGGCCAACCGCTTCTGGGTGGTCGGCTCCGGCGTCGAGTCCGAACTGCTGCTCTCCGACCGGTTCGTGAAGGCCGACAACATCGGAGCCGAGCGGGCATCGTCCACGTTCGAGGACGCTGTGATCGGCCGGATCGCAGGGTTCACCGTGTTGCAGTCCAACGCGATCGACGAGGACGAGTCCTACGCCTACGTGCGCTCCGCGTTCGTCGCAGCCGGACGCACCCCGAAGATCCCCCAGGGTGCGGCGTTCGGTCAGGTCACCCCGCTGTCCAGCGCCGAGCGCGTCCAGGTCGGCGCATCGATGGGCGGGCTGTCCGCCCGATGGGTGATGGACTACGACTCCGTGAACGGCACCGACCGCTCGTGGACGTCGTCCTGGTTCGGTTCCGCGACCGTCGAGGATCCCGACGACCCGTCGGACCCCGAGTCCACCACCTCCTTCATCCGTGGTCTGAAGATCACCCTCAGCGGCTCCTGACCAGTCCCGCCATGACGCTGCCCGCGTTCGCGACGATCACCGACTTGGAGGCCCGCATGGGTCCCCTCGACGACGACATCCGAACGCGGGCACGTCTGGCCGACGCGTCGGCGCTCATCCATTTCGAGTCCCGCAACCTGTGGGTCGACTCCGAGACCGGCGAACTCGTCGCTGACACACCTCCGATCTGTGTGACGATCTGCTGCAACGTCGTGGAGCGGTCGCTGCGGAACCCGCTCGGGGTCGTGCAGGACTCGGTGTCACTCGGCGACTACAGCGAAACGAATCAGTACGGGGACTCGTCGTCCGACGTGTACCTCAAGAAGTCAGAGGTGGCGAAGATCCGGGCTGCCGCCGGGCTCTCGTCGGGCGTGTGGACCATGTCGACCACCCGTGACGACACGTCCACCGGAGCGGACACCGTGTACGTCGACGTGACCGGTGGCGAGCCGACACCTTGGCGGGACATCAACGACCCGTCGCCGCCGACATGACCGACCTGGTGATCCTGGTGCCGATGCTGCACCGGGCGCACCGGGTAGCGCCGCTCCTCGACTCGATCACTGCAGCCACCCCCGACGCCCGGGTTCTGTTCCTCTGCACCCGTGACGACACCGCCGTCCTGACGGCGGTCGCCGACCATGAACATCTGGTGTTCCCACCAGCGGGACGGGGCGACTACCAGCGCAAGATCAACGCCGGCTACCAGGCCACCACCGAACCGTTCCTGTTCCTCGCCGCCGACGATCTCCACTTCCACGCCGGATGGAAAGCGGCTGCCGTCGCCAAGATGACCGACGGGGTCGGTGTCGTTGGAACCAACGATCTCGGTTCCCCCCGAGTCATCGCCGGGGAGCACGCCACCCACTGCCTCGTCTCCCGTGACTACGTCGACCGCCACGGCACCATCGACGAACCCGGCAAGATCCTCCACGAGGGCTACCCGCATGAGTTCTGCGATGACGAACTCGTCGGCACAGCGAAGCACCGCAACGCCTGGGCGTTCGCGTCGGATGCCCTCGTCGAGCACCTCCACCCCAACTGGGGCAAAGCCCCCTCCGATGCCCTGTACGCCGCACAACACAGCCGCATCCGGGTCGGCAGGCGGATCTACCAGCGGAGGCGCCGGCTGTGGACGTGACCGTCGTGGTCGCCACGTTCGGTGACACTTCCTGGATCGAGCTCGCTGAACGCCGGGCCATACGGTCGGCTGCAGCCCACGGCGTCCCCGTCATCCATCACCACGCAGCCACCCTTCACGACGCTCGCAACGGCGGGCTCGATCGAGTCGACACTGAGTGGGTCTGCCACCTCGACGCCGACGACGAACTCGAGCCGGGCTACCTCACAGCGATGGCGTCAGGTGTGGCCGATGTGCGCGCTCCGGCGGTGCGGTACGTGCGCCGTGCCAGCGTGCCAGGCGAGGCCGCTGTGCCGAAAGTCGCTGGCCACACCCACGACTGCACGGCCGGATGTCTGGTTGACGGGAACTGGCTGGTAGTCGGATCCCTGGTCCGCACGGACCTCGTCCGCCAGGTTGGCGGTTGGCGGGACTTCCCGTGGTCTGAGGACTGGGACCTCTGGCTGCGCTGCCATTTGGCGGGAGCGACGTTCGAGGCGATCCCAGACGCGGTGTACCGGGCGCATGTTCGGCCCAACAGCCGGAACCGGGCACCGTCACGGTCGGCCCGTCTCGCGGCGCATCAGGCGATCGCAGCAGCAAATGGGGTTGTCGCATGATCTGCTTGCTCGTGATGACGGATGGTCGCCAGCACATCGCCGACACGATCCGTTCTGCTGAGGTGAATGTCCTAGGCCCCGTCACTGCCGCCGTCATCCACGACGACAGCGGCGACTCAGCGCATCGGGCAGAACTAGCCGAGCGGTACCCCGACTTCGATGTCATCGGCGGTGAGCGAGTCGGGTTCGGTGGCGCCATCAGTCGGGCATGGAAGCACCTGAGAACGATCCCCGTGGAGTTCGTGTTCCACATCGAGGACGACTTCACCTTCAACCGGCCCGTCGACCTGGCAGCCCTGGCGGCAGTCATGCGGGCGAACCCGCACCTCGCCCAGATGGCGTTGCGCCGCCAGCCGTGGAACCCAGGCGAACGGGCTGCGGGCGGCATCGTCGAACAGCACCCCGCCGACTACACCGACTGCACCGACGGCCAGAACTACTGGCTGGAGCACAGGCGGTTCTTCACCACAAACCCAAGCCTCTACCGCACCGGGCTGTGCGAGCGGGGCTGGCCGTCAGGCCCTCACAGCGAAGGTCGATTCAGCCTCGACCTGTTCGAGGACCCGCAAATGCGATGCGCGTTCTGGGGTGCCAGGGACTCAGGCGAATGGGTCCACCACATCGGCGAACATCGCAACGGGACCGGCTACTGATGACCGTCGCAGCCGTGACGATGGTCAAGGACGAGGCCGACATCATCGCTTCCACCGTCGGCCACATGGCCGGCCAGGTGGACATGGTCATCGTCGCAGACAACGGGTCCACCGACGGCACCAGGGACATCCTCGATGGCCTTGACGTCATCGTGATCGACGACCCGGAGATCGGCTACTACCAGTCCCGCAAGATCACCGCCCTCGCCCACCGGGCCATGGCCCAGGGGGCCGATTGGATCGTCCCGTTCGACGCTGACGAGTGGTGGACGACGTCGACCGGCGGTCGAATCACAGACTTCCTCGCCGTCGTCGACCCGATGTGGCAGGTCGTCTCTGCCCCCACGTTCGACCACGTCCCCACCGGTGAAGACCCAGACGACCCCGACCCAACTCGCCGGATCGTCTGGCGGCGAGCGACTCCCAACCCGCTGCCCAAGGTCGCCTGTCGCACCGCCGCGGACCTCACCATCGCCCAGGGCAACCACTCCGCCCACTACGAAGCCCCCGCCCCAACCCTCCCCGACGGGCTGATCGTGCACCACTTCCCCTACCGCAGCGCCGAACAGTTCGCCAGGAAGGCGACCAACGGCGCCGCCGCCTACGCAGCCACCGACCTCCCCGAGGACATGGGCCGCCACTGGCGAGACTACGGGCGGATCGCATCCGAGCACGGTGACGAAGCCCTCGAAGCCGTGTTCCGCCGGTGGTTCTGGCAGCCCGACGTCACGGGACTAGTCCACGACCCCGTCTGCTGATGGACGTCGTCATCCCGTGGCAGCCGGGATGCCCGGACCGCGAAGCTGCGCTGTGCTGGACAACCGAGCGGTGGGTAACAGCGGGGCACACCGTCCACATCGGCGCCCATGACGGACCGTGGTGCAAAGCCGCCGCCGTGACCAACGCACTTGCCACTCTCGACGCAGACCGGTTCATCGTCGCCGACGCCGATGTTTGGTGTGAGCCGATCGAAGGTCTCGACGAGCTCGACCGGGTCGGATGGGTGGTACCTCACCGTCTCGTTCATCGTCTCACCCCAGAAGCCACGACGGCTGTCCTCGATGGAGAGGACTGGCACACGCAACGACTCGCCCAACGCCCCTACGTCGGCTACCTCGGCGGCGGTCTCGTCGCACTCCGGCGAGACGTGTGGGAAGCGATTCCGATGGATCCCCGCTTCGTCGGATGGGGTCACGAAGATGAGTCGTGGGCGTGGGCGCTCACCGCGCTCATCGGACTCCCCTGGCGAGGTGACGCCGACCTCGTCCACCTCTGGCATCCACCGCAACCCCGACAGACGAGGTCACGGGGCACCACCGTCAACCAGCAGATGGCGAAACGGTACCGGGCCGCGGTCACTGACCGGCGGCAACTCGAGACGCTCTTGCGGGAGGTCACCCATGCCAGTGCGTAACGGGGTCGACCGTCTGCTGCGTGTGCCCGCCACCCTGACAACCGTCACCGACGACGGAGCCGTCGACGAGTACGGCGACCCGACCACCACCACCGCATCCACGATCACCCGATGCTGGGTCACCCGACGCGGCGCACTGTCCGAGAGCGTCGAGACCGTCGGCGAGGAGAACTGGCAGACCGACGCCCTCACCGCATACCTGCCTGCCGGGACCGCCGTCACCGGACAGGACCGGCTGACCGTTGGTGACATCTCCTGGGAAGTGATCGGTCCCGCCCACGAACACATCGACCCGAGGACCGGAGAAGGCCAGTTCGTGTCAGCGCGAGTGCGGAGGGTCACCTGATGTTCATCCCCTCCCCCAACATTGACGGGGTACTCGCCGCCGCCATCGAAGCTGACCTCGTGAAAGCCGGTCGCACCATCATCAGCAACGCCGCCGACGTGTGGCCCAACGACACCGGCCACTACGACCAGTCTCTGCGCGTCAAGGTCGACGAACGGGGAGTGGTCGTCCAGACCGACGACCCGGCCGGACACATCATCGAATGGGGCTCCGCCCGTCACCAGCCCCAGGCGCCGCTACGTACCGCAGCGGCCGACGCTGGAAGGTTCGAGCCGAAGTGAGCGCCGAACTGGTCGTCCTCCCCGACTGGCTGGCCGCCATCTCCGAATGGCTGCGTGACCAAAGCGAACTCACGGACCTGGTCGACCAGCGCATCTACACCGAACTGCCGACGACGAAGACGTTCCCTCTCGCCCGAATCGCCCACATCACCGACCCGCCCATCGCAAGCCCCACCCATTGGGCGGTGGATGCCACGTTCCAGCTCGACGTGTGGGGTGGACCGAAAGCGATCACCTGGACGATCGCCGAGACGGCCCGCGCTCTGATCACCCAGCGGTTCTCAGGACACGCGTGGGAACTCGCCGCCGGTCGTGTCGTCGCCGGTCGGGTGCGCGCTGGAGGGATCCGGCGCACCACCGATTCCCTGACCACCACAGGAACAGACGCTGACACCAGCAGCGAGACAGCGGGCGCCAGGCCACGCGCCCGGTTCGACTTCGCTGTCGTGCTTCACCCCTGACCTGAGCCTCCGCTCGGTCACTGCCCCCTGACGGCTCCGGCCGTCATCCGTCGCGCCCTGGCGAAGCCCCGCCAGCGGCGAACCCACCCCCAACCCTTGGAGGCCCCCAAGTGACCGACTACGCACTCTCCTCCGATGACCTCGTCATCGGAACCTACGGTGGTGTCGCCGTCGCCCCCGTCGGCACCACGCTCCCCACCGCATGGGACACCGCTCTCGACGCGGCGTTCACCCAGCTCGGCTACCTCACCCCCGCCGGACCATCCCTGCCGTCCTCGCCGACCGTGCAGGACATCCGCGCATGGCAGGCATCCGACCCCGTCGCCTCCCGCGTCAAGGAACGCGGCACCACCGTCAACTTCGAGCTCATGCAGTGGAACGCCGAGACCGTCCCCTTCGCCTACGGCGGCGGGACGATCACCGCCGCTGGCACCGGCTACAAGTTCACGCCCCCGACCGGTGAAGCCGTCGAGGAGTACTCCCTCGTCTGCGACGTCCTCGACGGCGACAACGTCGTCCGGTACGTGTTCGAACGCGGCTACCCCGCAGCGGGCACCTCCCCCACCTTCAACCGTGACGACGCCGCCGTGCTGTCGGTCGGCTACAAGGTGCTCACCCCAGCGGACGGGTCCGAGAGCTTCTTCATCCTCTCGAACCTCGCCGGGTGGGGCGGCTCCTGATGCGATTCCGTGTCACCTACGCCGACGGCCGGGCAGAGGAGGTCGAAGCGATCCCCTCTGCCCGGCGGGCGTTGGAAGCGTCGACCGGCAAGACGCTGGTCGACAACATCTCCAGCGGGTTCTCCGACTGGGCGGACCTGCTGGTCCACGAGACGCTCCGGATCCGTCACGGCGAAACCCGGCCGCTGGAGCAGTGGCTGGAGACCGTCGACCGGCTCGAGCTGCAACGTGAGGAACCGGTGGACCCTACTGGCGGCGAGGAACTGACACCCGGCGACTGATCGACGCCGCCCTGGTGACCGGTCAGAGCTTGGATGGGCTCGCCCGTCTCGGTGACCGGGAACCGGCGCTGCTCGCGGCGTTCCTCGCCGTCGTCGACGAACGCTCCGCAGCCATCACTGCGCCTCCGGCGCAGACGTCACCCGCTGCGAGTGCATCGCCGGCGCTCAACCTCGCCCGTCAACTGAACGCCCTGAGGGGGTGAACCTGTGGCACAAGCCGGCACCGTATGGGTTGACGTTCGTGGCGACATCACCGGGTTCATGCGCGACGTCCAACAGGGCGCTGCTGGTGCCAGCAGATCTCTCGGGGGGATCGTCAACTCCGGAGCGAAGACGGTCCTATCGGACATCGGCACCACCGCAGCCACTGCGGCGATCGGCCTGACCGCCATCGGTGGCGCAGCCGTCCTCACCGCAGCCGAGTTCAACAAGTCGATGTCGGGCGTCGCCGCCGTGGCCGGCGCCTCAGCCGACGAGCTCAACCAACTCCGAGAGGCGGCGCTCGAAGCGGGAGCCGCGACAGCGTTCTCAGCATCGGACGCCGCACAGGCCCAAGCTGAACTGGCTCGGGCTGGGGTCAGTGTCGCCGACATCCTCGGCGGGGCGCTCACCGGTTCACTTGGGCTGGCCGCCGCAGGGCAACTCGACCTCGCCGCCGCCGCGGAGATCTCCGCCCAGGCGATGAACATCTTCGGTTTGGGCGGCGAGGACGTCACCCACATCGCCGACGTGCTCGCCGCGGGGGCGAACAAGTCAGCGGCCGACGTCAGCCAACTCGGCTACGCCTTGCGGCAAGGCGGGTTGGTCGCTTCGCAGCTCGGGGTTGGGCTCGAGGAGACGGTCGGTGCCCTGTCGTTGTTCGCTGACAACGCCCTGATCGGCTCCGATGCTGGCACGTCGTTCAAGACGTTCTTGCAGCGTCTCGCACCCACCTCAGGTGAGGCGCGCGAGGCGATGGCCGAACTCGGGCTGACGTTCTTCGATGCCCAAGGCCAGTTCGTCGGGCTAGAGGAAGCAGCCGGGCGGATGCAGACGGCGTTCGCCGGGCTCTCCGATGAGCAGCGGTCCACGTACATGACCACGATCTTCGGGTCCGATGCCGTTCGCGCCGCGAACGTGCTGACGGAAGCGGGAGCGGTCGGGGTGCGGGACTACACCGCGGCGGTCAACGACCAGGGCGCGGCGGCGGAGATGGCCGCCACCCAACTCGACAACCTCGCTGGTGACATCGAAGAGTTCTCGGGGTCCACTGAGACGGCGCTGATCCGACTCGGCGACCTGGCCGACGGGTCGTTGCGTGGTCTCGTGCAGGGCGGCACCGACCTGGTGAACGTGTTCAACGAGTTCGCCGAGTCCGACACGTGGGCAGCACTCGCGGCGAACGTCGACCGTCTCGGCGGGGTTGGTGGCGACCGGATCCGCGACCTGGCCGACAACCTCGCCGCGCTGATCGACAACATCGATCCCGCTGACATCGACCAGGCGTTCCAGTCGGCGGAGAACACGTTCAGCCGGTTCGCTTCCGCGGCCGAAGGGCTGGAGCCGGTCATCGGCGGTGTGAGCATCGCCCTCTCCACGCTGTTCGCCCAGAAGATCCCGCTCATCGGCGGTTTTCTCCCGGCGTTGAGCCCGATCACTGGGGTGCTCGGCG